GTGTGCCAGGATCTGCGCCTGCTGCTGGGCGTCGCCCATCGCGTTTTGAAGGCGGCCGGCTTCCTGCTGGAGCTTTACGTAAGCTTCCGTTCCGCGCTGCCCGGCTTCCTCCATCCTGGCTAATTCTTCAATAACGGCGCGTAATTGGGTCCGCAGGCTTTTCTGCGCCCCGTCGTTATTGCGGATTTGCTCGCTGAATTTGTTAATACGCGCTTCCGCCTTCTGCAAGGCTTCCGCTTGGCGGTCTACTTCCGCCGTGGCCTTCTGGTTTAGCTCCATCGCTTCCTGTAAGGCCTTCTTTTTCTCGCGCAGCGCAAAGATTTCTTCCTGCGTTACGGTCGAATTGTTGCGGCTCTGTACGGCTTTCAGCTTGGCATCAACTTCCGCGTATTGCTTGGCCAGCTCTTTCGCGCTGTCGGAAAGGCTGCGCCCGGCTGTGTCAAGGTCGCCCCAGGTCTTTTCAATGTCCGCGGCGGCCTTCTTGAAGCTTTCTTCCATGTTCTCGCCGCTCTTGACGGAAATATCGGAAAGCCCCTGTATTCGCTTCCCGGTTTCGTCCAGGGCGTCGTTAATTTGCCCGTTTTTGGCTATAAGCTCGAATTCGAGCGACCCTATATTTACGCTCATCGTTGTAGTCTGTTAATTGCGTTTAATATGTCCTGCGCGTTATCCGCCGTAATAGCGACCGGCTCCGGGTCGTTTCCTCCGTCCTTCTGCTCTACGCTCGGGGCGTCCACCACCATCCTTTGAACCGTGGCCCAGGGAATTCCGTGCAGCAAATAGTCCAACGTCCAGCCGAAATGGGCGCAAATAGAACCCCGGCGGCCGTGGGGGCTTTTAAGCCCGGTTACTCTATACGATCCGCTATCTGTGTCGTTTTTGCGCCGCTCATGTATCGCATAGAGCCTATAAAATCCCCCAAATTGGAAACGCTGGTTACGGTCTGCGCCAGCCCCAAAAGGTCGGAAGGCTTTATATTGTGGGCGAAAAGGTCCGTTAAGCGGTCCAGCTCCCGGTCGTCTGTCTTGCGCCGGATCCGTCCGTTTGCGTCCTGAATATTGTAGTAATAATCTTCGCCCAGGACGGCTATTGCTATAATTCGGGCCATCTTGCGGGTGTTCCTGTGTGCGACCCGCTTTGCGGCCGCCAGCGTCTTTTGGCCGCCGGCTGTAAGCTCCGCTTCCGGGATATCCATCCCCACCCATATCTCGCTAAGCCGGTCCAGGGTGTTAAGGGTCGGTTCCTGAATAGTGAACGTTTCCTTTACGGTCTCCGCCCGGCGTGGAAGGAGAAAGCCCAGCGGGCCTGCGGGGCGCTTGTATATCTTCCGGGAAACGGAAAAACGGACCCCGTTCTGGATCATAAGGTTCAATTCGTCGCGCTCTATGTCCTGGAGCGTCTTTTCGGCGGTTTCTCGCGCGTTTTCTTCTGCCATTGGTGTTCTCTATTGAAAAGTAAAAGCAAGCCCCTAAAAACGAATTTCCGGGGGCTTGCAACCACAATAATTACGGCCTTCCGGCGCGGTTTAGGAATTGGAAACGATGGAAGCGGTAAGCTTCGCTACGTTGTCCTTTTCGGGGATCAGTACGGTTCCCTGAACTTCAAGCAGGAGCAGGGCGCTCTTGCTAAAGTTGCCGTTAAGCTTTGCGCGGATGCGCATGCGGGGAACCTGGAATTTCAGGCCCTGCTGGGGCGTGATTTCCACGGACTTCTCGATAACGGGGGCGCTTGTCGGGGGCGTCCAGGTGTCGTTGTCGGGCAGCGACTGGTCGCTCTTGGAAGCGGTGCCGCCGCAATACTTGACCAGGGTGTCCGGGGTCGGATCCATGAGGCTCCAGTTGAACTGAACCGTTCCGGCGCGCTCAATGCTCACGACGGGGTCGTCTACTTCCTCCGCGAAAAAGTCCGTAACGGTCGCATCGTTCGTAACCATCTGGGCGGTGTCCTGGTAGGTGTAACCGTCTACGGCAAGGGACTGACCCATGCCGCCGTCGGCGGCGACGTCTCCGGTCTTAATCTGGGAAAGGCCCAGAGTATAAATGTGCTTTGCCATGTCTGTATACGTTTACGGTGTTAATACTGAATTACTCGTTTTGCCCGGCGATAAACCATTCAACCCTTATATTTGCGTAGTGTTCCGGGGCGTTTACTTCGCGGATGACCGTTTCGTCTCCTACGGAAATAGTAAGCCCCGGAATAACGGCGGCTTTAAGCGCGCCCGTTACGGCTGCAACGATGGGCCGGATTGTCTCCCGTGCGGCCTTCCTTTGCGGCTGGCCGCCGATGCGGACCTCAATGTCTGGAACGTGAATATTTACGTTCGACGTTGCAAGCTTCGGGCGTCGCTCCCCGCCGGCTGCAAGGGTATTTATTACTACGTCGCAAAGCTTGGAATTCTCCGGGCGTTCCCCAAAAACGTAGACCCCGCCGTTTATTGCGGCGGCTACTTCCGGGCTTGCGCTCAGGATCCTGTATAGGATATCGTCTAATTCTATGCTCTGCATAACGTTTCCCTTGCTCCTACGCGGTTAAATCCAGCAGCGGTTATGAAGGCGGCCGACGTCGTATTTTGCTACTTCGCCGGTTATGCGGACCAGCCCTACGCGGCGGCTTGCTTCCAGCCAGGCTTCGTCGCTCAAATATTCGGGTTCCACCTCGAAAGTCGTTACGGCTATCTTAGTGCCTTCCGGAATTCTTGCGGCTCCTGCCGGTATCTGGATAAGCGACGCGAAAACGTAACTTTCGCTATTGGTCAGCTGTATCTTCGTGCCTTTTCCGTTCGTTTCCTCCCTGCAGGCGGATTGAAGTACCCAGGCCCCGGTCCCGGCTATGTAGCTGCCGTTCTCGTTCCTGGTTGCTTCGCCCGGTTGGTAGGCATAAAGAAATTGCGGGTATTGGTACGTAGTTCTTACCATACAAAGCTTTTGTTACGAATTTGGGGCTTCGTTACGTCCTGCAGGCCTAATTCCGCGCAAGTCTGGGAATACCAAAGCTTAAGCGCGTCCCAGTTCCAGGTAATGGAATAGCCGCCTTCGGAAACGTTCGCCAGGGGGATAATGCTTGCGAATTCTTTGCAAAGCGCGGTTTTCGCTGTCGTTACGTCCACGGCTGCGTCCGGATCCGGTATAAGGTCGGCCCGGTTCGTTAAAATCAGGTCGACGTCTGCTTCCGTAATCTGGAAGCGCGCCCCGGTGGCGGTCATCCATTCCTTATAGGTCATTTTCCTGCTGCTGTCAAAGGGTTAAATAATTGGGGCGGTGTGACGGGCTTCGTGGGTTTCCGCCGGGGACCGCCCCGGACCGGGTGTGTCTCTGTTAATGGGTCCAGCTGCTGTGGGTTACGTCCATAAGGAAGGAACGGCCGGAAGCAAGCCAGGCCGGGAAGGCGTTGGCGATGCCCTGGGTTACTTCGCAGATGGGTTCCTCCAGGCTGTACTTCTTAATGCAAACAGGGCCGTTAAGGGCCTTAATTGCGGCGCTTCCCTTCAGCTTGAAGTCTGCGGGAATGGTGTAGAAGGTGTTACCCAGGACCTTGTCCTCGCTGAACAGGACCACGTCGTCGGCGAAGGGGTTGGCGGTGATGCGCTCGCCGTCTTTCTTCTCGATGGTGATCTGCTGGTCGATGACAATAATCTGCAAGCCGTAAAGGTAGGCCAGGCGCTTAAGGGCTTCGTTTACGCTCTCAACGGTGGGAGTATAAGCGACGCCCAGAACGTTCTGGGCAAAGCTCGCGGAAAGCTTGATAACTTCCTCGCACTCCGCGAATTTGGCGAAGGTGGCCGCGTTCATGAAGGCGTAGCGGAGGTTAATCTGTTCGGCGCGGGCGGCCTTTACGATGGCGCGGAAGTCCTTAGTAATAGGCTTCGCGCTGGTATTGTCCCAGCTGGCGCTGCCGGTCTGGTAGCCCTTCTTGCGGGCTGCGTCGATGGCGTAGTCGGCGTTAAACTCGGAAAGCGGGCCGACGTTGTTGTCGCTGGTCAGGGTAACTTTACCCAGGGAAATGCTCTGCAGGGCGATCCACTCAAGGCGGGCGGCTACGCCGTCCCAGCAAAATTGGGTATCTTCTGCCCAGGCTTCTACAAGTGCGCGCAAGTCGGGGTTATTGCCGGCAAGTGCGACCATGATGTCGTACTCGTTCAGCTCGTCCTCTTCCTTCGTGCGCTTGATGGCGATCTTGGGGATGTCTCCCTGGAGACGGTTCAAGGCTTCGCGGGTCTTTTTGTCAAGGCTCGCGCCCCTTGCTACGATGTCCGCTGCAATACGGACCCCCGCCTGCTTCTCGAGCGCCTTCCAGGAAAGCGTCAAGTTCTGCTTAAGCGGGAAAAGCGTAGGCCAGTAGAAG